TTAATAATGTACCAAATATCTTCTTTATTATACCCTTATTAGGATCAGCCCATATCTCTTTTATCTCATTACCTGTATCCTTGAGCATATTCCACTGACTCTTAACAAAGTTACCATAGGATCTTAATAATGGACCTTTGTTTGAGGTAAATTCAGTGAACTTTTCTACTCCTTTATCTATGTCATTGGTAATGGCATTAGCTACTACTGCTACAGGCTCTAAAACTGCATTTATTGCTTTTGCAAAGGCTTTTCCACCGATAGAACCTGTTATAGCCCCTACTGCTGCACCGATTCCTGCACCGATTCCTGTACCTACTGCTGTACCTACAACAGGTATTATAGAACCTACTGCTGCACCGATTCCTGCACCGATTCCTGCTCCCTTTAAGGTATTTTTACCTATATTACCGGCTTTTTCTAAGGATGTACCTTCATCAAATAAACCTGGACCTGTTCCACCAATTGCTGCCCCTAGTGCTGAGGATACTTTTCCATGTATAGTATTTCCTGAGTCGGATCCCAACCAATCTACGGACTTCTTTATACCATTTACCGCATCTTTTACTGTCATTATGGCACCAATAATACCACCAGCAACTCCCCATGTTGTAGGATTTGCAAGGACTGTACCTACTCTAGTTGCCATGCTCTTACCGGTAGCTTCTAATGTTTTTCTAAAAACCGGTGCTTTTGCAAATTGACCTGTTTCAGTTCTCCACTTACCAAGACTATCTAAAACTACTTTTTGGTCTCTTGCATTAGTATATATTATTTTATCTGTTATAGAAGATTTTAGCTCCTTTACTCCTGGAACCTTGTTTATTACTTTACCCACACCACCAAAAGCTTCTTTAAGTGTACCCATGTTATTATCTATATCTGCAAAGAACTTTACAAAGTTAGTACCTATTATAGTAGCGTGAGCGAGATTTGCCCAAGATACATTTAATTCACCAAAGAAATCAGATATCAGTTTTGCAGGCAAAGAGTTAGATATAGTATTACTCATCTTTTCGAGAGGACCTAGTAACTCACTTGCTTTCCCTGATGCTGCAGAAGATGTTCCATAATCTTCTAATTCTACTGATTTACGTACCTCTTCTATGGTCTTATTTAAGTCTTCAGCATCTTGCTTGATAAATGCAAGCATTTCTGCGTCATTTTCAAATATGGTATTTAGATTACCATGTGTTAAGGCATATACCTGAGCGTCGGACTTAGAATTCAAGTTATCATAAGCTCTCTGTAATATTGATCCAGGATCAGATTGTATCATATTATACAATTCTTGATAACTATTTACACCTGTAGCATATCTTAGAGCTTGACCTTCTGTACTTGAACGTAACTCTCTAAAGCTCATTGTCATTGTATTCTGTAATGCCTCTGTTAAGCTTGTCACACCTGCATTAGCTGCAGTCTGCTGTATAGCCTGAATAGATGCTACAGACTTTAACATTGACTTCTGACGCTTTGAGTCACCTTCTGATAAACCATATATTAACTCGGCCTTGTCGTTTATAGCTGACAATATAGCATCAGCGGATGTATATAAATTAACGTTATCCTCAAGTGATGCGGCAATATTAGATACACTTCTAAATAATTTACCATTTGCACCTGAGTTAGAATCCTGCCAAAGTAACTTGTCTATTGAATCTACAGACATACCATAGGCTTTATTCATAGCCGCAATGTCTGCAAGATAGTTATTGGTCTTTGACATATCCTGTATACGTGTTGTATTAATAAACTCTTGCATTATCTCAGACATTTCTGTTCGTGACAATGCATTATTAGACTTTGTTACAGCGGCTGATATAGTATCAGATAACACCCCCATGTCAAGACCTGCACCTGTACGTGCAGATATTTGACGTCTGTTAGTCACATAGGAATCTACTTGTTCTCCCATATTTTGAAGTATCTGATCTACCTCGATAGACATAGCGGCTTCTCTAAGATTTTCACAAGCTTCGCTCAGTTCTTGAGAGAAGGACTTTGTTTCATTACTCATTCTATTTGACATATCTTGAAGAGTATCAGTTATTTCTTCAGTAACCGCTTCTATCTCTACCTGTGTCCTTTTCATAGAATCAGTCATATTATCACCAATTCTATTAACTATACCTGATAGAGTACTAGACACTTCTCCAAGATTGTCAGATACTATGTCCATCTGAGCCTTAAGCATCCTTTTCTGACGCTTAGTTGTGGCAGTATTATATTTATTTATAAGTACGGTCATCTCTTGATTAAGAGACTTCTGTCTTAATATAGTATTATTATAGGATTCTTCAAGATACTTCTTTTGGTCTCTTGAAAAACCCATAGCACTACGAGCTGATTCACGTGCATCCCTCTCAAGAGTCTTAAGCATTTCACGTGATTGTTGCTCTATTGTTCTATTTTCGTCTTGGAATTCTTTATTTAACTTTTGTGCCACATTCTCTACATCTTTCAGTAAAGATTGCGCAGAATCCGAAAGATTATTTGCAGTTGACTTTGCATCTTTAGATAAATTTTTACTTACTTTATAGTAGTCTCTTCGAAAACTATTAACCTTATCTTCAAGATCTTCAACTACATTACCAAGGTCTTCTAAAGCTTCGGCTCTTTTATCTAAGTCTTTTATATTCTTGGTAGCTTTAGCAAGTTTATCAGCGTGTTTATATAATTTTTCAATTTCTTTGGAGGATTTATCTATAGTTTTAGAGAAGGTTTCTGCGGACTTTAACTCTTCCTTTTCCGCTTTTTTCCTTCTACGCTCTGCTTCTTTCTGTAATCTTGATACAGAGTTATCATCAGCCATAGTATAAACCTCCTCTCTTTATAGTATTTTACTATATTATATATAAATGATTTACCTTCTTTTTCCTCTATTATTTGCTTGAGCTGCCTTAGAAGCCCTCATAGCTTCTTCATGCTGTTTTCTTTCTTCTTGCTTTTGCTCTATTAAAAGTTTATACATAGTACGACGCTCCTGAAAAGTCATCTTTTCAGAAGCGTCAAATGATATCTTACCAAAGTATGCTAATTGAAATTGTTCTCTCAGTATCCCTTCAAAACCTCTAAGACGTATAGCCTTAGCCTTTTCATTTGCGGAAAGAGAATTTTCCTCAGTCAAAGGTGGGACGAAAAAATTCTGATGTAAGAGGCATATTAAATGTGAATTCCTCACCACAAGACTGACAGTCTACTGTTACTCTTGTATCTACACCTACAAGTATCTTATTCATTGCAGAACGAATCTCAGCAGAATCACGTGAAACCATGTTATTTACATAATCTATAGCGGTTTCAAAGTCTACTGACTTACCATTTATTGCAGTAATAAACTTTGCAATATTAGCTGTATATTCAACCTCTCTAGCATTCTGATTAAAGGTTTTTGCAAATTTCTTTGCATACCTTTCAACAAATTCGGAATCTTCGTTACGAAGTATCTTTAAGGATAACTTATCACCGGAACGTGGAAGTTCCACTTCGATAGGTTCTGTAAAGTTATCATCGAGATAATTAACATCAAGTTCATTAAGCATAACTGTGTATGTATTGGTACTACCACAACGAGGACACTGAGTTTCTACCTTATATTCCGGACCATATGTTATCATTCTCAGCTGTAAAACAAGGAATAACTCATCGGATGCTATAAGTTTATTAATGTCCAGGTCCTTAGGATCTGTTATACATGACTTAAGAATCTTCTGAAAGACATTTGAACCCATTGAGGCATAAAGTATCTTTTCGTCTCGTGTTGTCATTCCCCTTAAAGATACTTCAGCAGGTATTTCACCCTTGTATATAAGACCCTTTGAAGGCAACGTTACTGTAGTTTCATAATCTGTATTAGACTGCCTTGATATTGAACCCTCGACCTCTTTAGCAATCTTCTTAGATGCCCTTGCTTCTTTTTCAATCTGCTTCTCTTCTACAGACTTTACTACTGTTCCCTCATCAATAGGTTCGGGATCTCCTAAGTTTAGTTCCTTAACAATATCTGCTGCGGACTTGTTATCAGATGCCATAATTGATTATCCTCCTTAATAGTTATAAATTGCAATTCCTAACTATAGACATATATAAGCATAACATATGAATTTTGTAACAAATTGGATTACTTATTCCAGACATATACTGCTTGACCGCAGTCGTATATAGGAAGAAAATTATGAAGTATTAATAGTTCTTCGTTTGAAGTACCTTTACCATAAGAGGCGTTCATAAGTTGGTCAAAACCTCTCTGTCTAACTAAATTATCAGTAAAGTGTTTACATGTTATAGGATTATACCAGTGTTTTGAAATAGCTCCTCTATCTTTCAACTTAAATCCAAGTTTAGTATATACATCTCCTCTAAACTTTGACCTATCACAATAGGATATTATTGATTCGGGATTATGTTCTTTTATGAAATACTTAAATAGTTTCTGAGGACCACCAATCACAGATTTTGAGGAACAATATCTTAATAATTCATATTGATAGTTTTTGTTGTATCGAGGCTTACCGAAGGTCATCATTGATACTATATTTCCATATTCATCTTTTAACCCTAAGGATATAGTTTGACCATTACAGGATCCTTGTATATGATTCTCATTTACAAATTCAATAGTTTCTTCTTTTGATATACCAAATACCCTAGTTTTACGAGCGTATAACTTATCTCTTTTGGATAATAGGAGTTTTATTATCTTCTCAGGATTATCCCAATCAAATATATGAATACAATGATAACCATTATCTTCTGCTAATAAGGATTTGTTTCTGTGGTAGTCTTGTTCTTTACCTTTACTATCATCAAATGGTGACCATAAAGAGTTATGTGTTGCGTATGGGTCTATTTCTACAAGTGTATTGTCTACTTTGAAATCGTACACATATTTTCCTAAAGGAAATTCTCTTTCATAAGGTATGTTATATTTTTCTAATAATTCAGCAAATTGTTTATTAGGTATAGAATCGTTTGTCATACCTCTTTTTGCTTCAGGACGCATGCATGTCCAGGGTACTCCGTACTTTGCTATATTTGTTTGTTTTATCTTTTCTTTAACTTCAAGAGCCTTTGCAGGATTACCTACACCATACTTCTTGTTATAAGCTTCAGTTTTCTTATTTTGTATACTTTCTAATTTAGATGGATGACTGACACCATAATGCTTTATATAAGAATTGGTCTTTTTATCCTTTATTTCTTGAGATTTAGAAACATTATCCACGCCATATTTTAATTTTATTGTCTTATTTCGTTTATCTACAGCGTCTTTCATCAATTCTTTGGACATAAATGTATAATCAACACCATATTTTTCTTGATTTGTTTTTCTTACTTTATCTTGTACTTCTTTAGATTGAGATGGGTATTCTGTACCATAGCGTTTGAGATTGGTTTTCTTTGTTCTCTCTTTTGCTATATCAAGTTTAGCATAGCTGTCCACACCATATCGTTCAATATTTGTTTTCTTTACTCTTTCTTTAATTATTGTAGATTGAGACGGATTTTCGACACCATAATTATCAAAGCAAGTTTTCCTTCTTTTTTCATTTGCTTTTTTCTTTACTTCATCAGACAACTTGTCAACTACCCTACCTTTATAGAAACCTTCAGGTATTTCTTCGTTGTCTTTTACCATTATATTTGTTTTACCATCTGTATACCAACTTCTACTCATATACTATTTTCCTCACTATGCAGTAAAACACTATGTTACTATTAGTATACAACAAAAAATGGTGCATGACAATCCATGCACCATTTCTTTGACTAAGTATATACAGTTTCTATGTTTACGAGTAATCCCAGCTTGCTGTGTAATCCCCGCTTGTTCCATAGTCACCTGCACCACCTGCATAATTGCTTCTATCCATATATGCGTTGTCTACAGATAGTGTCATCGTAATCTTTCTCAGGTCGGAACTTGAATAATCAAGGTCACCAAGCTCAACTGTTGTAGGCCATACACCCTGAGCAACCCATGAACGCTCTCTAGTACCATTAGGTGAATAAAGAGTTATACGAGCTTCTCTCTTATAGTTGGTAGCCCAACCTACCTTACCTGTTTCAGGATTGTAAACTGCATATCTCCATCTCATAAGAATAGCTTCAATATCCTTTTCAACGTAGTCCTTAATTGTAACAGAGATATCGTCAAAGTTGGTCTTACCAGCAACCTTTACCATACTGTTACCATAAGGAGCTTCCAGAGGATCAGTATTACTATTAGGAAGACCTGAAGTTTCACAAGCGAGACCCATCTGACCAATTTCACCACCGAACTCCGTAAGATTTATATCTATACGGAAGTTATTGGTTCTTTGAATTTCATATGCGGGATCTGTTGACATAAAACCTGCGTAAATCTGTGGATTTGCCATAACTTAATTCCTCCTTTCTTCCTTAGTTCATATCCGTAAAGGATGCAGTATAAGCCATAATGTTAAATGTTATCGGAATAAATTCTGCGGACTTTGTAGGTTTTACATAAATATAAACCGGCATCCTGTTATTCTCGATATCTTCTGCTGTAGGATTAATGGAAATCTTATACTCATAAAGACCACCTGCTGCCTTTACGTTAGTAAGTATAGGATTTATAGTTGACTTCCACTCTGTCCATGTTGAACTATTGTTCTGTTCAAACACGAAGCTTCTTGTAGCATTACCAACTACTCTCTTAAGGTAACCAACAAGCCTTCTTACATTTACTCTGTCAAGAGCTGTAGGCTTACGTTGCATTGTTTTCTGACCCCATATAACAAGACCTTCGTTCTGGAAGTTTGCTATAGGATTGATTATGTTACGATTACCATAGAGCATATCTCTTTCACCCTTTGTAGGTGACTTTTCGATACCTAATACGTTAGTAATCCTACCTCTTACGATACCTGCAGGTGCTACCCAAGGGTATGCAACCTTATCATTATATGCATACTTAGCAACAATGTATCCTGACGGAGGAAGCCAAATATTCTTCTTGGTATATGTATCAGCTACATTTATCCAAGGCCAATAGAATGCACCATAACTTGAGTTGAATGCTTCATGGTCATTAAACTGACCATCACCATTGGACCAATTTACAACCTGTGAAGGGCTGAGTCCAAACGGTGTATCTGCTACAAGCATCAAGTCACCTCTGTCTTCACACATCTTAAGAGCTGCATTTATTACATTAGGTGATGTTCTTCCAGGAACTATTAAAACGTCGATTGTAAGAAGTTCCGGATTAGACATTGACTGAATACCTTCACCGGTTTCTTCACCAATTATATCCTCATCGGATATACCTGCTACACCGTCATCACCACCTGTAAATACAAGTACATCTCCTTCAAATACGATACTAGGATCTTCATTAACATCCACAATAATTCTGTTTGATGAGGTATTTATTACCATACCTATGTAACGAGGATCATTTATATCAAGAGATACGGATGCAAAACTCTCAACAGGCTCGCCTTCAATATCAACTATTGATATATTGAAGTATCCAAAAGCGTCAGGATCGGATATAATAACCTTTCCTCCGTTAAGAGTTGAATCAAAATTCTTTGACCTAAATGTAAGCTTGTCTGTTCCGGGTACACCAGCTCTTGCATATGCGCCCGTACCAACGGCTCCTGATAATAAGAAGTCTTTGGTTCCAGATTCTACACTACCTGATTCGTAAACTTCAGCTCTTATGTAACTTGAGTTTAACTTAAGGAAGTATTCAATGTAGTACTCACTATCCTCATTAAGTACTAAACCTTCAAAGTGTTCTAACTGAACAGGCTGAATTACTGTTGAATCGGGTGTAGCTTCTGATATAAGCCTTCTTGAGTAATAAATCTTTCCTGCTTCGGGTGCAGTATCTTCTGTCAATGAGTACGTGTCATCATCATTGTGCACGTATAATCCATCTGGCAGTAATGCATCAAATATTGCAGGGTCGCTGGCTGTAGGTTCGGGTGTATACTCGTATACTGCCTCAGACCCAGGGATTACTACTTCCTGAGTTCCCTTAAATACTGTAATATTTATCTTATTGTCGCTATCAAGTTCCTGACGTACTGTTATTCCATTTCCGTCAAGACCTGCGGTAGCTGCTTTATATATCACTTTATCCGTTCCAACTTTTCCAGCTGATGCGTATGTTGCAGAACGTACAACTCTCGTATAATACAGCTGAGATGCTTGTGAAAGGACTTGAAGTGCTGAATAAATACCATATTCTCCAGCTGACGGGGTTCCAAATAAGTCTAAAAGGTCTTTCTGAGATGTTACCAATGTAGGAACACCTACAGGACCTCTTTTAGCTTCTCCGACACAACCCACAATACAGGTAGAAGAGGATGATACATACTCAGAGTAGTCGGCTTCCTGTAAGTAAATTCCAGGTGACAACATATCGACCATATGCTTATTCCTCCTTAATTTAATAATTTTGATATTCCATCTTGGAATGTCAACCACTGTCACTATTTATATATAATAAACTGTCTTAGATACATGGATTTCAAAATAATATTTATAGATCTTCATGAAAAAGACCGTATTTATCTATCTTATTGATTCCTGAGATATCAAATACAGATGTGGAAACCAGTTTATTGGTTATATATTTAGGAGGAGTGGGTTCTGCAGGATATTCTCCTTCTATACCTTTTATATAGAATTCTTCTTTATCTATTCTATCAAATATATCTATACGGAATATAGCCGCTGAGGGTACATTTCCTGTTAATGTGAACCTATAGTACCTACCTGTATCATCAAATTCTGTAATTGACGTATTATCAACTACAGAATCCTCTAATTGAAAATCAAACTCTATTGGTATTTCTTTAAGACCCATGTCTTGTATTCGTGTCTTAAAATGTGGACGTTCTCTAAACTCCATCAGCAATTCTGCTGTTATTCCATCTACAACGTCCCTTCTTGTAGCCCACACATCTATTTGATAAGTTAAAGTTACAGGTAAAGTATGCATTGCTATGCGATAATTTTCAAATTCTGCTTTACCTTGCACTGTATTTCTATATCCTGCACGTACTGCCCAATCATTTATAACATCTGTAGCAACCGTATAGTCACCCATTCTATAAATACTTATCATGGGTAGTATTACTTTTCCCTTATGTGCCTTTGCATTTATTGACATTGCACTTTCATATGTATCAATAAAGTATGTTTCGTCATATAAATCCTTAAAACGATGAAACAGAGCTTTATCATATGGCATTAGAGGATTATAAGGTCGTACTACATTACTCTTTTTGGCTTCTTCTCTATTACGTGTGTCTTTTACAGGCATTACAATCTCCTTCTATTGAAATCTCGTTCCATATATAACCTTTCATCTTTTGCTTCTTTTGTCTTTTCTGTATACTGATTTTCTACTTCGTTTTCAGTATACACATAATACAGTCTTCCAAGATTTATTCTCTCTGTTTTTTGAAATATATCAAATATTTCTATTATATCCTTATACTCTTCTACACTAAACCATAGAGAGTTATCTACCTTGCTGTATTTGAATGAAGGATATGCTTTCATATTCTTATCGATCACTCTTATTATATTTCGAGCATTAGAAGATATATCTTCATCAAATATTATATTAAAGTTAAGTTCTTTTATGACATCGTCTACAAAGACATCGTCATCATAGGAAACATACATGTCTACATCTATACCCATACTACCAAAAGGACTGAAAACCTTGGTGTATTTGTCTGTAAGTGCCTGTGATAACAACTTCTCAAGTTTTCTGTAATCCTTTGTTGTGGGTATATCCTCGAATGTTATTCCTAAGTCTCCATTATAGTACTCACTTATGTGCCTTAATCCTTCAAGTATAAGAGTTTGACCTGACTTCATATTATTACACCTCTACTCTCTAATCATTAGATACTTTTTTTGTGTTCTTTTCAATTCCTTTTGATACTTATCATAATATCTACCTATGTTTTTTCGTATATATACATGCAAAGGTCTCCACAAAGGTCTTGCTGGTGGATGATTATTACTTCTTGACCCAAATTCAAGATACCTTGCAATTATATTAACACTTACATGAGATTTAGGATATCTCGTCCTTGCATCAAAACCTATTTCTATGTACTTACCTCTGCTAAAAACCCTTATATTATCCTTCATGAACCCTGTGGCTTCGTATATCTTTAAGGATAAATTATGTCTTTTCTTGTAAGTCACGTAACTTATGGATAAGGGTTTCCACTTCCTTATGAACCTCTGCTTATCTATTGCATTTACTATCATTGCAACTATTTCAGCAGATACATATATCATAAAATCCTTATATTGTACATCATCTAAAGTGGGTTTCAAGTTTCGTTGACCAGGATTATACCTGAAGTTTGTTACTGTAAAGTGTAATCCTTCGACTTCATTCATATTTAGTACATTACGTGTTATTTTTACGTCACTGTATTTCAATCCTCGTCACCAATTATATCACCCATTATAAGTTGTGAGTATGATTCAAATTCATCATTATTTATCTCTTCGGAGAAAGGTTTACTATCTGCATTTGACTCGCCTTTCTTACCAAATAGATATGTTTCAAGGTCTTGATGTTGATATATGCGTTCATCTTTGTCATAATTCATATCTTGTTTATGTTCACAATTCACAGAATCATGTTCCTTTCTCTTTAAGAAATGAGTACCATGATCAGTGATGTAATAAAAGTTGTC